CGAACGACTTCACAACCTTCACCTTGTTGCCCTTGGCGTCGGTACGCTCGTTGAATGGGTCGAATTCGCCTTCCTTGGGCTTGGAGGTCAGGGGATTGCGTGCGGACGGGGGAGTGAGGGTGGCCAGCTTGTTCTTCTCCTCCAAGTCCTTGGTGGTCTTGGCCACGAGGTCGGCGCGCTCCTTCGCCAATTCGGCCTTCTTGCGGTCGTTCCAGGTCAGCCGGTCCACGGCCTCGGAAACGAGCAGGAACCCGTCCTTGTCCTTCAGCCCGTGGTCCGAGGCGTACTTGTAGGCGACCTCGTAGTCGACCTTGATGCCGGCGGGCAGGTCTTTGGTGGCGGCGGCGAACTGGGACTGATAGGTGTCGTTCAGGTAACGGCCGACCGAGGTGTTGACGACGCCAGTGACCTTGCCCAGGGAGTCGGTCAGGGTGGCCCGGAGGGAGTCGAACTGGCTAGGGAGGGCGTCGAGTTTGGTCTGGAGTTCCGTCAGGGTCTTGTCGCGCTGCGCGAGCTGGGTCTTGAATTCCTTCACGACCGGCCCAAGCAAGGGGTCGTTCTCGTCGAGGTTGAACTCGGCGGCGGCGGCGGCGCGAATCTCGGCGGCGGTGGGCTGCTGGGTCTGAGATTGCGATGTTGAGGTAAACTGCGGACGCGGCGCAACCACAATCTGTCCCTTGTCGTCCGTCATGAGCCAGCCGTCGTGAACTGCCTTTTGAAACAGAGCGTTAAAGCGGAGTTCCGCCTGACCGAGAGTGTTCTCTCGCTGTTCGAGTTGGGATGTAAGCGCTCTGCGCTCCTCGGTGGGAAGCGCGCGAATCTCGCCGACCTTGACTGTTTCCGCATCGGCACCCGTGCCAATGGTGATAATCATGTCGTCGCTGTACTTCGGATTTGAGAGGATGTCACGAATTGCCATAGGGGAGGGTCTCCTTCTTCTTCTTCCTTGTTAAGCTCCGGGTTGCGAACCCAGTCCCGCGACCGGCGCAGAACCGTTCTGACCGGCTGGGTTCGGGATGGCTGCGTTGTTAGCGATCGGACCGGCGGCTGCGGTAGTCGCAGCGGCCTTCTCCGCTTCCTGGATCGCGTTGTCGAGATACTTGATTGCCTGCATGAGGTTGCGCGTAACGCCGGGCATGGTGAACGCGGCTCGGGTGTAGAGCGAGACGCAGATGCTCTTGGCGGAGTTCACCCCCTTGACCATCGCGTCAGGGTCGGCGTTCTGGAGTTCGGCCAGTTGTTGAGAGAGCTGGAGGCCGGGAGGGGTCGTGGGAGGGCCGCCCGCATTGGGACTGGCTCCGGGGCCGCCAGCGCCGACCATCCCTGGAGGGGGAGGTAGAGGGCCACCGGGTCCGGCAGGGGGTCCACCTGCGCCGGGTGCGCCAGCGCCGCCTGCACCCGCGCCCGCTGCGCCGCCAGCCATCTTCGCGATAAGCTGCCGGGCCATCATCTGCGCCAAGGCCGGGTTGGGAGCGGTTGCCATCGGGTCGGAGTCCTCTCGGTTGCTGGGTTGCCGGGCCTACTTCTTCGACCAGTACGGCTTGTCTCCGCCTTCGGGGATCAGGCCGAGGGGGTCTTTCACGTCCACAACCGGGTTGTTGTACACGTCTGGGCCGGGCTCGTTGCCGATTCTTCCCACAGTTAACGGACTTTTCAGGATTTCGGAGTTGAAGGTATTGCCCATGCCTTCCTTGATCTTTGCCATTGCGCTGCTCCTTGAGTGCTGAATTCTCTGGTTCGGTTGATGCTGGCGGCTGCTTGCGCCGCCGCTTCCGCCGCCGCGCCTACTTCCGCTTGCCGCCCACGCGCCGGTCCACGTTCCTCGTCATGCGAGGAATATGCCTCGCTCCGCCGGTGTACTTGCTACCTGAGTGAATCTTCGGTCCCATAGCCCTCTCCCTTGGTTGAGTTGGGAGTCGGGCCGGTAGGGTTACCCCAGTCCGGCCCTCATCCTGTCTTGCGCATCGAACGCTTTCGGCGGGGAGGGTGAGGTCTAGTCCCCCACCAGTTCCCACCCACCGCCGTCGAACCAGAGAGCCTGAAGGATTGCTCCTCCTGCCTCTGACTACTTGCGAGCGGCGGTGCGCCGACGCCGAGCGGAACGTCTTCCTCCACGGAAGGCCATCTGCGTACCTCCTTCGCTTCCTCGGCCATCGAGCGGGCAGCAGTCAGGCGATGGGTTGCATCAGGCTGACCAGTACCGGCTGAGACCAGTTAAGGAGACGGGCGCGAAGGCCAGCAGCAACGTCTCCGGAGTGAGTCAGCGCGCGCGGGTGGAACTCCTGCCTTTGGGGCGGGAGTTCGCCGCGGCGCGGGCACGCATGTCGCGCAGGAACTTCCGGGGTTGGCCATAGTCCTTGACGAGACGCGGGGTCGATTTCGAGGGGGTTCCGGCCATCAGGGGTGGCTCCTTTCGGGGGGTTCGGATGCGCGGCTAGGGACGACAGGCACGCGGCAGCGGAGGAGGAGGGTGAGTCCAGCGACGTAGCCGCATGACTGATTACTTCCGTTTCTTTTCCTTGCGATGACGACGGGCCATGTTGTTTCTCCTTTACGCGACCGGGCGCCAGCCGAGGCCGGAGCCGAGTGCGATTAGGGGAATGGTAGCGCAGGTGGAGGGGGCGTGGGGGATCGAGGGACAACACTAAGGCGCGGAAGGTGCTACAATTCTTACTAATTCAGGCTCGGCGGGATAGGGTACGGTTTGCCATGGTCGGGCAAGGTGTGGTCTGGTTAGGTGAGGAAATTGATCGCGAAATAGTCACAAAATGTTTCTAATAAAAGTCCGCCCCGAATGCAGCCGCCCGCTGCGGAACTGCATCACCGGCACTCCAAACTCTGCCAGGGTGCCGGTGCGCAGCCACTTGTAGACGGTGTCCGGCGGCCGACCCATCATGCGCGAGAACTCTTGGACGGTGAGCCAGTGCGCGCGCCAGTTGTGGACGGGGAGGCGGGAGGAGGAGCAGGAAGAGGCGCGGTCAGGAGGCGGAGATGTCTCGGTAGTTGTCGTCGTTGCTTCGGTATTCATCAGCACCTTCTGCCTCCTGTTCATTTCCTGCCCGATCTGACCTTGGCCAGCGCGGCCAACGCCTGACTGGTCTGCTGCTCCTGCGCGATGCCTTCCGGATCAGGATAGCCCAGTGTCCGCAGTCCGCGCTCCGGCCCGACCACCCCAGACTTCATCAAGTCGGGCGTAACCTTGCGCACCATCGCCTCGGAGAGCGGGCGGACCGAGGCTTCGTCCAGCGCCACGTCGTAGGTCGCGGGATCAACTTGCCCGTTCCAGGCCGCAAGAGTGATTCCTTCGGGACCGCGATAGGGGAGGGTGGTCTTGGTCTGGTAGCGGCACATGGTATCGAAGAAAAACTCGCCGAGCATCTGCGTCGTCTCGGCCAGGAATCTCCCGGCCAGTTGCAGCAATCCCGACGACTGGAGCACCGCCGAGTCGAACAAGTCGGTTGAGATGTTCCCCGCTCCGGGTTCCCCCTGCCTGCTCGCCGAGAATCCTAGCACGTCGTTCTGCATCGAGAAGAGTTTTTCGGCGGCCTGGAGGGAGCCTGAGCCGATCGCCTGGGGGGAGATGACCTCGGGGGATTTAGAGCCGGGCTTCTTGGTCACCACTTCGCCAGGCAGTCCGCCAAACCCGTCAATGTCGATCCCACTCGCCTCGTCGATCACCCAGATCCCGTTGTTCATGCGCAGGCCGTTCTCGAAGATTTGTGAGAGGAACCGCTGGCCCAGGCGCTGCATGTTCTCGGTCATGCGGGTCACGGGAATCCCCCACGGGCCGAACAGGGGTGGGAGGACGTAGTTGGGGAAGAGGGGAAACCGGGGCGCGGCGAGGTCGCGGCGCCGGGGGTAGGGATTGTCGCCGTCCTGGAGGATAACGCCTTCAGACTCCACGAGCCAGCGGCCATTGGGGTACTTGAGCCGGACCTCGGGATCGATCAGGGAAGCCTGGGGCACATCCGCCTTCTCGACCGTTTCGCGCGTGTAATCGCGGCAGAAGCAGTGACGGACCAGGACGCGCCATTCGGAGGCTTGGGTCTTGGCGTTCTGGCCTGGGGTGCCCGGCATAGTGGACATTGGTCCGGGG